TGCTGCCACCATTGGCCCCGGTGCAAAGATACCTCGTACCCGCGTATACTCTATGCCTATCCAGTAGAACGCCTTAGTATTATCTGCTAGTAGTAGGTCTGTTGCTTCCCCCTTACTACGCATCTTCCAGACTATATGCGCTTGGTCGTCGTCTGCGCCTAGCCACTTGCCATCCTCTGTGTCTACTAGATATACGCTAAAGAGCGGGTTACTATCGTAGTAAATCCATTCCGTCTGTACTGCCATGTGTTACCCCTTTAGTCCTTCTAGAGCCTCGTTAGCTTCTTTTGCTGCGTTCTTTTCTTCTGTGTAACTAGCTACCTTTTCGCTAATAGCTTTCCGTACCTCCTCTGGTGTAGGCGGGGTAGTACCGGGCATATCTACATGGTCTGCCCGTACTATCTGCTTATCGTCTCTCTCGTCTAGGTAGTAAACATCATACGAAACTACGTATGCGCCATCCTGCCGTATGCTTGTGTTCGTTACTAGCCATTTGTAATCCATTAGATAGGTACCACACTTGTAGCGGTTTGTAGCGTCTTTACGATTGCCTCTAGGTCTAGTAGCTCGCTACTGGTAAAGGTTATCGTATTGCGCCCGGTCAACGGTTGCCCCTGAGAGTCTATCAGATATGCGGTTATGTCTTTTTCTAGGAAGTCCGAATTAAACGGCCCGCCGAGTGCGACTGTTCTACTAACGCCATTTATAGTAACTGTGATACCGGGTGAGCTAGGGCCGCTACCCTCGAATATCCCAAACTCTAGCGCGTGTGTGTGCGCTGGCGTAGTGTGTGTATGGCTCGATACTGTATGGGTATGTGCCGATTCGCTATCGTTAGTACCGCCGCTAAAGCTGTGCGTATGATTCGGGGTAGTGTGAGTATGTGTAGACGCTGCCCCATACGTCCACGTCTGAGTATCTTCTAGTGGCGCATACGGTACAAGAAATAGTAGATTTTGTGTAAAGCTACCTGCTTCATCTAGTTTAGTCTCTACCGACCATGATTGACCACCTCCACCCGGCCCTAGTGGATGCGTATGCGGTACGCTATTGGATGCAGTAACGGCATTCTGTACGTATGTTGCATTTGTGTTTTCTGTATGCCCGTGGCTAGTAGATTCAAGGGTACCGCCTGTCCACCATTCATCCCCGGATAGTATCACTGTCCACATTAGGTGTCGGTGGCTACCCTCTGCGCCAGACGTACTACCGCCCCCGCTCGCTACTGTACCGCCGCTAAAGCCGTGCGAGTGGCTAGACCCGCCTGAGCTAGTAACCCCGCCGCCGCTGCCAGACGTAGAGCCACCGCCGCTAGCTACCCCGCTAGCGTTAGTGCGTACTGCTTTTAGCGATACTGATAGTTCCGCCTTGTGTAGATACTGTACGTTATTCCATAGGTCTACAATTAGTGTAACATCGTGTGTAGCGTCAATGCTGCGCCGCTCGCTAAAGGAATCTACGAACGTATACGCCTTTTGTGCGGTCTTAACTGCGTAGCTACTGGCATACTCGTCTACCTGTTGCCTAGACTCCGCATCCGGGTCTCGGTCTACCGTGCTTACTATAATGTCCCATGCGTCCGCGCCCGATGCCTCAAATGAGCGTGTGAAACTCATTACATACATTAGCTCGTCTACTGTCTTACCGTCTCCGTGATAGACTACTCGTACTCTATCTCCTACCTCTAGTAGCGCGACTCCTGCCGCGTAATGCTCTAATCCTACGGGCAGTACCCGGTACGTCTTAGCCGTCTGTTTCCCTCTTTGCAGTGCGGTAAGAGTGTAGTCATATAGTGTATTAGCTGCGCGGGTTACCTCTAGGCTAACGGGTGACAGTGGCACTACCTCTTTAATGCTTAGCACTCGCTCGCGTTGTCCATGCGCTGCTATGCTATTCTCATCGGCTAGGTAGTAGTAAATCTGGTTATCCGGCCCTATGCTCGTTAGTATATGGTAGGGTGCCTGCTCTAGTGTTTTCTCTGCTAATACAATAGCGTCTAAATCGAACGTCTCCGATGCTACCGCCGTCTGTTGCTCCACTACCAGTAGTACCGCTGTTCTGTCATTGGCTACTAGTGTATATTCTAGCTCTAGGTAGTTCCACCCGCTAACAAGCGTCTGCGTAATCTCGGTTTGCTCGGCCCCGGACGCGCCCCCGGTGCCGCGCAGACGCATTTTAACGGCTTTCCCTACCTCTGTGCCCGCTACGGATAGGTAGACCCTTGCCGCGAATGTCCGGCCAGCGGTGGCCCCGGTAAGTGCTGCCGTGTAGGTTGCGCTATACTCGGTACCGGCAGTTCTAGAGACCCTACCTACTGACTGCGCGTGTTTGCTAGCGGCCACCCCTCCTTGCACTCTGGCAATAGTAGCATTAGTTACAGACCAACCAGTAGTGTTAGTCTCAAAGGAAGGATTAGCACATAACTGTATTGGCCTAGTTGCCATCCTTAAATCTAGTGCGTTGATTCCTTCCCCTTGCCCTAGCGGTATAAGGTAGTTCCATAAGTCCGCCGATTCCTCGAATAGTGCCGCCTCTGATATTGGATATACGGCCATGTTAGGGTACGCCTGCCGTACATTCTGCAACACTATAGACCGCTGTACGCCTGCGGCAGTAACGTCTATCTCTTTAGTTACGTTGTTTTCTCGTACATGGATACCGGCAGTTCGCGCTAGCTCTGCTAGTCCCTCGAACCTCGATAGGCCGTCCATCCGGGCTGTAAATCCGTAGTTCGTGATTGTATCTACTGTACCTACTGCCCATCCGGTAGTAGCCAACAGGGTAGCCGCTGCCGATGCTACGCTAACATTCGCAAACTGCATACCGAGTAATGTATTCTTCCAAACTAGTTGACGGGCTATGCTCTGTCCTGTTACCTCTAGTATGTACTCTTGATTCTTAGTATTCCGCCACTCTAGACCGTCTATGATGCCCCGGAAGATTAGCCCCTCCCCCTCCCTGTAAAACCGTAGCTCGTACCCTTGCTCTAGGTACTGCGCTTTCTCATTGTTCGCGGCTAGCTCTCCCCTAAAGTCTCCTATTTTATCTAGTGCTAGCGTGTAATCGAGTGCCAGAATTGGCATAGGGCCGAATGGTAGTTTTTCTCCTGCCGCCGTGTACGCCTCTGCCATAACTCTACGTAGCTGCGGTGCCGCCGTAAACTCTAGCGCCTCTGCCTCTGTAACGTTTACTCGTAGGTTGTCTGTATCTGTCTTGTCGTCAAATGTAGCTAGTGCGTCTGCCTCGGTAATGTTTACCGCTAGGTTCTCCGCCTCTCCTTGTGCGGTTGCTAGCTCCTCTACCTCTGTAATGTTCACTGCCGCGCTATCTGTATCGTCTCCGCTAGCGGTATAATCCTCTACCTCTGTTACCTTGACGCCCGCGCTATCTGCGTCTGCCTTATCATCTATTGTAACAAGTGCTTCCACCTCGGTTATCTTAACGCCTGCGTTCTCCGCATCCGCCTTATCGTCTTGGGTAACGATAGATTCCGCTTCGGTTACCTTGACGCCCGCGCTATCTGCGTCTGCTTGGGGTATCTCTAATACTTCTACTACTTCATCTTCTGTTACATTAACTGCTAGGTCTTCCGCATCCTCTACTACCGCGCTTGTTATATCTTCTAGCTCTGTTACATTAACTGCTAGGTTTTCTGTATCGATTACTCCTACCGTGTCTACTACTTCGGCCTCGGTAACGTTTACCGCTAGGTTCTCGGAGTCTGCTTTTTGAGCTATGTTTAATTGTATGAAAGCTACTGTATAATATGCTGGTATGCTGCTATCCGATGTAACAGTAGCGCCAGTATCATTAGCGAACGCAGTAGTAGACGCAGTTAGAGTAGGGATAGTATGAGTATGGCTGCTTGTACTCATAGCCGTAGTAGAACCAGTGCTACTTACAGTGTTTGATACATCTACCGATGTAGTAGCGGAGTGAGAATGGCTACCACCATGCCCCGCTAAGTGAGTATGGGTAAATGTACCATGCCCATGTGTACTAGCTCCGCCAGTGCTACCCCTCTCTCCGTCATTTAGGGCACCTTTAACAAACTTATCGCGCAAGTCTGGCGTACCGCTAGAGCCATCGCATAAAATCCAACCTGCCGGTATACTCGCTATAGTACCAATCCACAAACAGATAATACCCGCTGGCTCTCCTGCGCTAGCGGAAGCTAATATGTAATGTAGTTTATGGTATGGCGGGTCTCCTGCGTCCGCTGTACTCGTACCTGTAGCTGCGTCTGTATCCGATGTAGATAGCGAATAGTTTACCATTCCGCCGTGTATATGGCCGGACGTCGCTACGTTATCCACTGCCCCGGACGTAGCCGAACCGCCACTACCATCATTTGTAGGCGGCCCGTGTATGTGCGAACCTGATTGTAAATGCGCTTGGGACGCTGCTACATTGTGTGTATGTGTAGCAGTCCCGCCCGCACTACCTCCCCCGGCCCCGCCCGCTGCGCCTCTGGCGTATCTGTTTTGAAAGTTAGTATCAATTGACCAGTTAGTTGGCGCAGTAGCTGTATTCCATATGGCGTTACATCCACTAGGAAACTCGGTAGGGCTACCGTTAGACTGAATCCATATTACTGTTCTGTGTAGCTGCTCGGCAGAGTTAGCGCCGAAACTGTGTTGCCCCGCTGTGATACTCATCGTAGCCGCTGGCGGGGTAATTGTGTGTGAGTGCGGGTGGCCTACAAACGTCTTACCCGTACTTGTAGCAGTGTTGGTAATACTGCCTACACTGTTGCCGCTATTCTGGTTCGGGTGAGTATGGCTAACGCTACCGCCGTGGTTATGGCTCGGTATTTGGTGGCTGCTATGGCTATTGCTACCACCAGTGCTACCGGGGTTAGTGGCGGAAGTTGGTACCCCTCTAGGGTACTTATCGTCTAGCGCAGTTACGCGAGTCCAGTTAGCAGGAATGCTCCCTGCCGTACTAGGCCACCCGACAATAACGCCAGACGCTATCGCCACTAGACTAGGACTACCGTATCAGTGCAAGTAAGTACCCACGATGCCGCGCTAGTCTTAGTACCCAATGCTATTACTTTCCTACTTAGCATCTGTGCGGTAGATACTGCGTTAAAGATACCTCGCTCTAACCAGTTCCAGTTAGCATCGCCAGTAGCAAAGGTAGATTTCCACACTATGACATTAGCAGTACGTTGCGGGTACGTACTATCCATAGGCTTTCGCACCTTGTTAGACGCTGCCTGTAGGTCTGTATGTGTCGCGTTAAATGCAGTAGAGCTATCGCCTACTCCGATATGCGCCGCCGCGTTAGTAAACTTCGTGTACGTGCTACCGCCTGTTATGGCGTCTGCTATTAGGTCTCGTGCTAGGTTTACTAGTGCCATGATTACTGTCTCCTCGTAAATTGCTTTACTACGCATCCATCTTCCGTGTCTGCGTGTACTTCGTAAACTACATGGGCAGTTCGAGTAGTCCAGTTCTCGGTATCGGCCAGAGCCGTACCTAGTAGGACTTCCGCGCTAGCTTCCCCGTCTACCGATTCTTCTAGCTCTATCTCAGTAACTGCAATCTGAGTTCTAACAATCTTAGCCATTCCTAATACCTCTTTCTATTCGCTCGATAGTTGGTTTGTGTACTATCTTTTGTCCGGTATCCAGTGTTACGTAATCCTCCTGTATCCATGTAGCATCCGGCTTACAGTGATACTTAGCCCGGTGTTCTTCGTCGCACTCATGTAGGTAGCTCTCTACCTTTTCTTGCTGCTTCATTACTAGCCCGTGGTACTCGTAATCTATTGGCCCTAGTGTATTAGGCATATGCCGCGTAAAACTCCCATTCTAGAGTAGCGTTAGGGGTGCCGCCGTCCGTATAAATGATGCTATTTACTCCGGGTTCTAAATCGAGTAGCCCTACTTGTGTAACTGGTACTGTTACCTTGTCGTAATCATCCGTATACGTGCTACCATTATCATTAGACCACTCTACCCGCATTTCTCCTGCATCTATGCGTAGCTCGCTATCTGCGCTTACTGCATCTCGGGTACTCGCAATCTGCATACCTACTCCTTGACTGACAAACTGCGGATTGGTAAATCCTGTAGCACTGTTGCTGCGTAACCTAAATATAGCGTCTCGTACTCGCATATTACCGGGGTTAGTAATGTTAAAAGGCTCTGGCGTACTGTCTAGTAGTTGACTACCTGTTTGTAGCGTCTCTCCGTACCAGTCGCTACTACGCTTAAACTCGCACTCTACCGGCATATGATTAACTATCTCTGCACCAATAACGGGTACTGGCCGTTTCGTAGCTCGCGCTCGGCACCAACGTCTAGTGCTCTGGCTATCGATAGTCCATAGCTTACCTCTGCCTATGCGGTCTATCTTGCTAACTAGGTCGTCAAAAGTATCTTCCGTTAGTGCATCATCATTAACGCCTAGTATCATCCATCGTACAATCTCTAGCCCGTCTGCCTTTGGTGACTGGTAGCGGCCTAGAAAATCGTGCTCATAGTCCGCGCCTACCAGCGGTACACTAGCTATCCTGTACTCTTGCGATTGGTCGTACTCTAGTTGGGCAGTACCAAACGTTACGCTAATACTACCATCTTCTGATTCGTACATATATGGATAACGTATCGTCAAGCTGTACCGCTCTTTCGCATCTTAGCCCGTAAGCCGTATGCCACCCGGTTAACGCTTAGCCGCGCTTCCTCTGCGCTCGTAGCGTAAACAGTATCGATATTTACTACTATGCCCCGGTCGCTCCCCGGTGCCTGCCTCGCTCCACCTAAGCCGCCTGTAGCACGTTTGCGCCAGTCCGCAAGGGGTATTACCGCCTCTGGCCCCGCCTCGCCTACTAGAGCTAGTGTAGGCCGTGTAACAATACCGCCCTCGGCCATTGGTATATATAACTGTGGAAACGACCAATTCCACCCCGGTATACTCCCCGGCCCCGGCGGGTCAAATCCGGGTACTGAGATTCGTACATTATTGTGCAACCAGTTTAGCGCGGATTGAAGCGCACTCCTAAGCGCACTCTTTAGCGCGTCGCCTATCTCGCCTACATTCCCTAGGATACCTTTAATGCCTGCTACTATACCATCTTTAAGTGCAGTACCTAGAGCTTTGGCGGCAGTAAGCATACGGGGTACCATCTGCGTTAGTAGGAAGTCAATAGCTAGCCCAACGATAGCCTTAATACCATCCCATACCGAGCTAAATATCTGCTTAACGCCACTCCATGCCCTATCCCAATCGCCAGTAAAGACGCCCATGAATACATCTACTAAGCCTTTGATTACGCCTAGTACCGTCTCTATGTATATCTTCATAGCGTTCCATCCTAGCTCGATAACGGCTAGCCACGCCCCAACATAGAACATTACCAGCGGCTCTATCTTATCCCACACTACCTTAATAATGTCGTATACATCTTGCGCTACCTTAGCTACTGTCTCGTATACGGATATTAGCGCGGGAATTAGCGGGTCTTTAATCCATGCTACAAAGTCTATCCATACTTGCTTAACTGCGTCTACTGCTATTCCTAGCGCGGGTATCACTTCTACTATATCATCCCAATACTTGATAAGTAGACCAATACCTATACCTACTGCTACAAATGCGGCAATGAGTAGGATTATCGGTAGGTTGGCCGCAATCATCGCAGTAGCGACTAGCCACCATGCCGCCGCTTTAGCGTACAGTAGTGGAATAACCATAATAATAACTGGCACTAGCCCCATTGCTAGCGCGGGTATCACTATCTCTAGGTGGCCCGCAAGGAATCCTAGCCCCTCTCCAATTAGCGTCATAACAGGCGTTAA